CTGATGGTACTCATAAAGAAGATTGGTTAGATACTGGGTTCTTAGCTCAAGACGTAGAAAAATTAGAATCTGAGTATGGTTATAATATAGCTGATAAAACAAACCTTACAACTACCCTCAGTGATGACGGTAATCAATATGGTTTAACATATAGTAAATTTGTACCTATGTTAGTTAAATCAGTCCAAGAACTGTCTACGCAAGTAGATGAATTAAAACAAGAGTTAAAAACTCTAAAAGGAGAATAATATGGCAACAGTAACAGAATGTTTAGCAGCAGGAACTGATAGCGTAAACTTAATTGATGGTGTAAAAGCTGGAAGTTGGGACGTTGAAGGAATGACACAAGCT